AGTTGTCATGCCTAAAGGAATTGGAACTTACGGAACCAAGAGGGGGCGGCCCCCCAAGAAATCCAAAAAGTCAGGGAAAAAGATCAAGAAAAAGAAGTAATGTTTGACAGGCAGGAGATTCTTCTCGGAACGATAGTCGTAATATTCTTTGTAGGCGTGTTCTGGTTCTTTTCATAATCTCACTGCGGATACACCACCGATTAGAAATTAGCACGAAGGTATCCAGCATAGATTAAAGAATGGGCAAGAGGTCTAACTTCATAAGGCTCAAGGGGGACTTTTACAGAACACCCAAGAAGGCCGTTGATGTTTTATGCTCACATATAGAAAGAAATTTTACTTACCACGAGCCGTGCGCTGGTGATGGTGCTTTAATCGAGGCGTTAAATTTATACCAGATTCCCTGTGTCTATAAAAATGACATAGAGCCAAAGCATAAAGAGATAAAAAAGCAGGATGCTTTTGACTTGGATAAATGTGCTGGTGATTGTTTTGTTACCAATCCGCCGTGGACAAGAGACTTGCTGCATCCGTTAATAATTCATTTGTCAAACTTGGCACCAACATGGCTGTTATTTGATGCAGACTGGATGCACACAAAACAAGCTGAAGAATACCTAAGCAGGTGTGAAAAAATTATCTCGGTAGGCCGGTTAAAGTGGATTGCTGACAGTGACCATGCAGGGAAAGATAATTGCGCCTGGTATCTGTTCGGCAACCAGCCAGAAGTCGGTACTGTTTTTATTGGTAGGCACTAATGGCTAGAAGATTTGATCTGAAACATGACCCCAAAACGCGGGAGAAAATACAGACAAGTCAGCTTGTTAACAGGTTGAATTCATTTGTATTAAATGGAGTCGATCCGAAAACAAAGAAGCCAATCGAAATGAGCAGGGAACAGATAACAGTTGCGTTGGGTTTATTGAAAAAAACCCTGCCTGATTTATCGAGCGTTGAACTGAAGGGCGACGAAGCCAATCCGTTGAATATGTCGTTTACGGTCAAGTATGCAGACAGTGACTCTTCCGAGAGCGTTTGAGGATCTAAGACAGCCCGCGAGATATAAAGCATATTATGGGGGTCGAGGTTCGGCCAAGTCTCATTCGTTTGCGACAGCCTTATTGATGCGTGGGGGTGAGAAGCCTCTACGGATACTATGCGCCCGTGAAGTTCAGTTAAGTATCAAGGATTCCGTTAAGCAGCTACTGGACGACAAGATAGCAGACTTTGGTATGGAGTCGTTTTATCAATCGTACCAGAGCGAGATACGGGGCAGGAACGGGACTAACTTTATCTTTGCCGGTCTGGGTAAGATGACGGCAGACCAGATAAAGAGTATGGAGGGAATTGATATAGCCTGGGTCGAGGAGGCTCAGACAATTTCGGATAACTCGTTGGAGATACTTATCCCGACGATACGAAAGGACAAGTCGGAGTTGTGGTTCTCATGGAACCCAAGGCATTCGAGCGACCCGATAGACAGGAGATTCAGAGGCGAGGTCGTTCCTGACAACTCGGTTATTAAAAAGGTCAACTACCCGGACAATCCGTTTTTCCCCAGGGAACTGGATAGCGAGCGGGAGTTTGACAGGGACAACAACGCAGAACGCTATGGTCACATCTGGATGGGTGACTATGAGCCAACTGCAATAGGAGCTATATGGGATCGGGCAACCTTGCATTCGGGCAGGACTAAAGAGCCGCCGCTAATGAATAGAATAGTGGTCGCTGTAGACCCGGCGGTGAGTGATACGGACGGCTCAGACGAACATGGAATTATAGTCTGTGGTGTAGGCGAGGACAGCAAGGGTTACGTTCTGGACGACCTATCCAGGCATGGTTCGCCGAAGCAATGGGCGGAACAGACGATAGCGGCTTATGATAAATGGTCTGCGGACGCAATCGTGATAGAGGTTAATCAAGGCGGGGATATGGTTCGGCATACGCTTGAGAGCGTGAGGCCGGGAATACGGATAATCGAGGTGCGGGCTACAAGGGGAAAGCATGTTCGAGCGGAGCCGATCTCGGCTTTGTACCAGTTGGGAAGAATATCACACGCCGGGACGTTCGATAAGTTGGAGGATCAAATGTGCCAGATGACTTCCGCAGGGTATCAGGGTGATGGTTCGCCCGACAGGGTGGACGCTATGGTATGGGCATTTAGCGAGCTATTCCCCAAGCTCAACAGACAGAAACCTAAAGTAGACCACCGCAATAATGCGGGCGGGTCTTGGATGGGATAATGGACGATATTGTAAAAGAAGCTAAAGAGGCATTCGAGACCTGTCAGGAAGCGGAGGAGGAGAACCGCGACAACGCCGAGAGCGATATTAAGTTTGCCCGGATGGGTGACCAATGGGACGAGGCAGACCGTAACAAGCGGAACAGGGAAGGCCGACCCGTTCTGACGATTAACCGTATGCCCGCGTTCATAAGACAGGTGGCTAACGACGCCCGGCTGAATACGCCCAGCATTAAGGTGTTCCCCGTTGATGATACGGCAGACGTAGACTGCGCGGAGATACTCAACGGACTCCTGAGGAACATACAGGTCCAGAGTAACGCCGACGCTGCCTACGATACGGCCATGAGCGACGCGGTCACTGGAGGGTTTGGGTATTTTATCATCGATGTAGACTATGCGTATAACGACACGTTCGAGCAGGATATTTTAATCAAGAGGATTGCCAATCCGTTCACGATACACGGCGATCCAAGAAGCACGGCGATAGACAGCAGCGACTGGAATATAGGGTTTGTCAGTGACATGATGAGCCATGCAGAGTTCGAGCGGGAGTTCCCCAAGGCCGAGAAGGTGGACTGGGACGCCGACTTTGAATCAGAGAAAGACTTTGACTGGATAACGGAGGAATCGGTAAGGGTTGCAGACTACTGGAAAAGGGTAGAGGAAGACCGGCCTATCGTTCTCCTGAGTAACGGCGAGGTAATAGACGAAGAGGTCTATGAAGAACAGAAAGACTGGTTTGATGTCCAGCAGGCATTCGTAGAGAATACGCGGACGGTCAAGTCATGGAAGGTCAGGAGATATACTTTAAGCGGTCAGGAAGTATTAGAAGAAATTGACTGGCCGGGGATGTATATTCCCATTATCCCGGTATACGGAGAGGAAAGCTGGGTCGAGGGAAAGAGACACTTTAAATCCCTTATCAGGGACGCGAAGGACCCTCAGAGGATTTATAACTACTGGAGGACGGCCTCGACCGAGTTAGTAGCCCTGGCTCCCAAGGCTCCTTTCATTGGGCCTGTTGGTGCATTCGATGAGGACGGGGACAAATGGGCAACGGCCAATACCGACTCACATCCTTATTTACAATACGACGGACAGGTAGCGCCGCAGAGACAGTCATTCGCAGGGCCACCAGCGGGAGCTCTACAGGAAGCCCTCAACGCTTCAGACGATATGAAATCCGTGGTCGGGATGTTCGATGCCTCTTTAGGCGCGAGGTCGAATGAGCAGTCAGGACGTGCGATTTTAGCGAGACAGAGGGAAAGCGATGTCTCGACATTTCACTTTATCGACAATCTCAACAAGGCGATTCAACACGCCGGGAAGATCATCCTCGACTTGATTCCTCATGTTTATTCGGGCGAGAGAGTGGTCAGGGTTCTGGGTGAAGACGACAAGCCTGAGAACGTCCAGGTCAATCAGCAAATCCCCATGATGCAGGACGGCCAGCCTGTCATGGATGAAATGGGTCAACCGAAGGCCAGAATATACGATCTGACGAAGGGCAAGTATGATCTTGTGGTGAGAAGCGGGCCTAGCTTTACGACAAGACGCGAGGAAGCCGCTACTCAAATGATGGAACTTCTCAGGGTATATCCGGACGCCGCTCCTATAATCGGAGATATATTCGCCAAGAACCTCGACTGGCCTGGAGCTGATGAGATAGCCAAGAGACTGGAGAAACTAACCCAAGGTCAGCCTGAAGACCCGGAGAAAGCCGCTTTGGCAGCGCAGTTGCAGATGGCCGTGGATAGAATACGGCAGCTTGAAGGCGACCAACAGGTAGACGCCGCCAAGGTACAGATTGACAGACAGAAGCTCGACCTCGACAGGCAGAAGGTGGGCATAGATCAATTCGAGGCTGAGACCGACAGAATGGAAGCCCAGGCTGAGATACAGAAAGATTTAGCACAGGCGCAGAGTTACGGGCCTGTCATTAATTACCCCTTCCGGGGGTAAATCGACCAGCCCTACGGGGAGTCGGAGGTACACCGACCAGCCCCAAAGGAAGTCGAAACCACAACCCATGAGGTAAATTATGGCTGACGAACAACCCGATGAGGGAATCGTTGAAGGGGACGAGAACGAACCCCAAGAGGTAGAGACCGAAGAAGAAATCGAGGAAGCTGCCAAACAGGAACCGACAGAAGAGGATGAGGAGGACTCGGAAGAGCAAACCGAACCGTCCCCTGAATCGACGACTGTAGAATACGAGGGGCAAGAGTATAACATCCCCCCTGAATTAAAAGAGATGTTTTATCGACATAAGGATTATACGACCAAGACTCAGGAGATGGCGGAACAGCGGAAGGGTCTGGAAACCGACAAACAACGGTTCCAGGAAGCCATTCAGTTGCAAGCCGCCCATACTGAGGCTTACACCCAGCTAGGCATACTTGACCAGCAACTAGCTCAATACAATGAGGTAGACTGGAATACATGGGCCTCCCAAGACCCTAATGCCGCGCAACAAGCGCAGATACAGATGGGTGCGTTACGGGAACAACGAACACAAGCTCAGGGGAAACTGCAATCTCTACACACCGAAACTCAACAGCAGATGCACACCGAGACAGCAAAAGTTGTTGAGCAAAATCGTGCCAGGATAGAGAGGTCAGTCCCTAACTGGAGTTCGGAAACCGAAAAGGCTGTTTTTGACTTTGGGATTCAAAGCGGCCTGTCCGAGAGTCAACTGGCCGGGACGAACTACGATCCCATCTTGATAGGGATCTTAAATAAGGCCCGACTATTTGACGAACTTCAACAGAAGCAGACCGGCAAGAAACCCAAAAAGTCTGAACCTGTCCCGCAAGCCACGAGGGTAAAACCCAAGAGGACTGCCCCGAAGGGCCTGCATGACGGTTTAAGTATGGACGAATGGGTGAAACGTCGGAACGCTCAAGTAGCTAAACGAGGTTAATATGGCTAATACAACTTTAACTCCGACAGCGGTTACGAGGGAAGCCCTTCGTATACTGCACCAGAAGTTGAACTTTGTAGGCACGATCAACCGTTCCTATGATTCATCTTTTGGTAAAAGCGGTGCAAAGATTGGCGACAGTCTGAAGATCAGGCTTCCCAATCAATACACCGTAAGATCCGGGGCGGCACTCTCTTCACAAGACGTCGTGGAGTCGAGCGTGACCCTTCAGGTCGCGACCCAGAAGGGCGTCGATACCACATGGACAAGTGACGATTTGTCACTGGATATAGACGACTTCGGTTCGAGAATATTAGAACCGGCAATGTCAGTCCTGGCGGCGAACATCGAATCCGACGCCATGTCCATGTACAAGGATGTCTATAATCATGTTACGGACGTTGGCGCGACAATTACGTCAAGCGATGTGATGACGGCGTCCAAGGTGCTGACGGATAATCTGGCACCATACGACAACCGTTGCTTAAACCTGTCGACTCAGGACAACCTTGACTTGGTTGAAGCCCTAAAAGGTCTCTATAACGACCGGACTAATGTAGGCAAAAACTACAAGGAAGGCCGTGTTGCTTCTAACACATTCGGGTTCTCCGAAATTATGGAAAACTCCATGTGGCCGCAGCATACATCGGGTAAAACTATCCATTAGATTGCCCCCTTGCCGTGCAAGCGGTGAGTGCAAATTCTGTGAATTGCTGGAAAGCTAAGTTAGGAATAATAAGCCAATCAGCAGCCAAGTCTGGCAGTAATGTCAGGAAGGTTCAGAGACTAGGCCAAGGAATCCTCGCAAGAGGATGGTAAAGGCCCAAGAGCGCAGAACATTCCTTTGGGATGATGATATAGTCCGATACTCCGATGAAAATCGGAGACAGTAATTAAAAAAGCTGTGTAACAATTGACTGACGATGGTACAGGCGACTATCTGGTGAATGATGCTGGCACGATAGCCGAGGGATCGACTTCGATCACTACGGATACCGGCGCTGGAACGTACCTGATAGGCGATATTTTCTACTTCGCTTCCGTGTACGCGGTTCATCCTGAGACGAAGGCAACACTCACGAAGTTGAAAGAGTTTACCGTTACGGCGAACTCCGGGACTTCTGCAACTACGATCAGTTTCTCTCCTGCGCTTTATAGTTCAGGTGCGAAACAGAATGTCAGTGCGATGCCTGCCAATAATGCCGCCTTGCATAAAAACGAAAGCGACCAGTCTACTGATATAGCTGCAAGCGCCGATTACGGTGTGAGCCTCGCTTATCACAAGGACGCTTTCTGCTTTGCAACGGCTGACTTGATCATGCCTCAGGGCGTTGATTTCTCGGCACGGGAAGTTATGGACGGTATCTCAATGAGAATTGTACGGGATTACAGTATTTCAGCAGATACGTTCCCGACAAGGATCGACGTTCTCTACGGGTATAAAACCATCAGGCCAGAAATAGCCTGTCGTATCCAGATGAACTAAACCACAGGGAGGGCTTCGGCCCTCCCCTTCTTCAGGAGATAAACATGCCAAAGTGGATGTATAAAAAGGACAAGGGCGAAATCGTTTCCAAGCTCTTCCAGGATGGCGACGATATTCCGAAAGAGTGGAAAGAAAGCCCTGGCGAAGCTGAAAAGAAACCCAAGAAGAAATAGATGGCTTTAACGAATTTTGCGACCTTAAAAACCGCAATAGCTTCGGAGTTCTCACGCTCCGATACGGGGTTCACCAATGCTGTGCCTGATTATGTTCTGAGGGCGGAAGCGGTTCTGAACAGGCGTTTGAGAACGCACCAGATGCGGGCGACGGCGACGGTTACTATTTCCTCATCGGCAAGCACTGCCTCCCTGCCTACGGGATTTCTATCGGATATTGGATTGCACTACACGTCCGACCTGAGTCAGCTAACCCCTGCGACAGACGCCGATCTGGTCTACTGGGGCGCAACGGATTCAGGCCAGCCCCGGCTCTACAGGGTTGGAGCGACGGTGTACGAGTTTGATAGACCAGCGGACCAGGCCTATTCAACGAAGGCCGTTTATTTCAAGGCGAATAATTTAACGTCCGACGCCACCAACTGGCTGATGACCAATTACCCCGATGCGTACCTTTATGCGGCGTGTTTCGAGGCTGCGGCGGCAAGACAGGCCAAGGATCGAATGGCAATATATAAACCTCTAAGGGACGAGATTATCGAGGAAATTAACCGTCTTAATTCCAAGACCCAGGGTCGTGTAAGAATGCGGCACGATTCGAGCCTTGCAAGGGGGAACCAGTTTAACGTCAACACCGGCGGTTATCTATGATTGTATTCGGGGAGTTCGCTCCCGACCAGCCAGCCCTGGATTCGGGCGGTCAGTTCAGTACGGTTGCCAAGAACGTCATCCCAAGGACGAAACACTCCTATGCTCCCCTTGGAACATTGGCGGCATTGACAAATGCCCTTGATAACAACTGTCAGGGTGCGGCGGCGTTCAGGGATTCAACTGGTGCGGTTAATTCATTCGCAGGGGATACGAGTAAGCTCTATAAACTTTCCCAGACAACCTATTCGGACGTTACGGGCTCGACCACTCCCTCTGTTGCAGACGACGATACATGGCAATTCGCGAAGTTCGGCGAGAGAATTATAGCGGTCAGCGGCCACGCCACGAATACCCAGAGCTATGTAATGAACAGTTCGAGTACCTTTGCCGATCTGGACTCCGACGCCCCAAGGGCGAGACACATAGCCCAGATTAAAGACTTTATAATGCTGGGGAACACTTATACCTCAGCGGACGACGCTGTGGCGAACAGGGTCCACTGGTCAGCGATAAACGACCCCACGGACTGGCCTACCATTGGAAGCGCGGACGCAGCGAGTAAACAGAGTGACAGACAAGACCTCCCTTCGGGAGGATGGATTCAGGCAATCACGGGAGCTGTAGGTGGTACGGACGGAGTTATATTCATGGACGACGCGGTGTATCGTGTTATTTATTCAGGTCCGCCAACGGTCTTTGAATTCTATGAGGTTGAAAGAGCCAGGGGGACGATAGCTCCGAGGAGCGTGGTCAATATAGGGGATTCGTGTTTCTATCTCAGCCGCGACGGGTTCTTCCAGTTTAACGGGCAGGATTCTATCCCGATAGGGGACCAGAAGGTAGACAAGACATTCTTTTCAAGATACACGCAGGATTACCCTCATTTAGTATGGGGCGCAAGCGATCCAATTAATAAGGTCGTGATGTGGACCTACCCCTCCGCCTCGACTTCAAACGCGACAAAGGCGCTCATATTTAACTGGAGTCTCAATGAATGGTCTGAGGCGGAGTTTAATTCCCAGGTGTTATTTACCGACCTGACCCAGGGATATACTTTAGAAGGTCTGGACGATGTCGAAAGCCAACTGGACGACCTTCCCTATAGTCTGGATTCGAGGATCTGGACGGGGGGCAAGGAAGTCCTCGCAGTTTTTGACACGGATAAGAAAAACGCCACATTCTCAGGGGTGAACCTTGCGGCGGTGATTGAATCACAGGAGATAGGCGGGGGCGAGAGGGTTCTGATCGACGGTATCAGACCTTATGTGGATGTCAGTAATACGGCGCACCTTACCGTTGCCTTAAAGACACGCGACGACGTAGGCGCTTCCATAACGACGGGGACGGCTTCGGGTATAGACGCAGATGGTCAGGCTCATTTCACCACGTCCTCGAGATATGCAAGGGCGCAGGTCAATATAGCCGCCAGTGCGACGTGGACTCACGCCCAGGGAGTAGATGCAGATATAACCGCTGACGGAACGGCGTAATGGCTGACTATTTCACAAGAATCCCCGGCCCTCTGGAGGTTATGCGGAGGCTGGGGTTAAACGTCCCTTCGGGCCAGCAACTGGGAAAGTTTTCTACGGCTGTTCCTGAGTTTGTAGGCCCACAGGCTGACGTTGCGGGTATGGTCAGGGATGCGGGCCAGGTTATGCCCAACATACAGTCTGGAGACTACGGGCAGGCATTAGCGAACCTCGGTATGGCTGCGGCGGCTATCCCGTTTATGGCAATTCCGGGGACGGTATCACAGGTCAAGAAGTTATTTCCTGGCCCTAAAATGACACGTCAAGAATTTAAAGACGTTTTCTTGAGTCGTAGTAAAGACCGCCAGAAATGGGGTGCGGAAAGAAAAGAAAGAATCAATGATTTGCGAGATCAGGTAAAAGAAGTCCAGAAATACCGGGGGCATTCTCTCTCATGGCAGGGGCCACCTAAACGAACCTGGGAGCCTTCTCGTAAAGTGGAATTAGAAGATGTTTTGGTAACTCGCTCACGAAATCGGCCTTATGAAGCTGATAAATTAAGGTCGGCCCGTCCATATTTAGCATTAGACAAAGGGAATTTTTGGGGTAAACGTTTTAGAAAAGAGGTTTCTGATAAAGCGGGAAACATTGATATTTATGGTCGGCAGGGAGTAGCAGAGGCCATAAACAGGGCAAATATGGAAGCTGTTCCGCGCATTTTGAAAAAGGAAGGTTGGACACTTCGCCACGGGTCCAAGGGCCGTTCTGGGCGGAAATCCAGTCGGTATCTTGTTTCCCCTGACAAGGATTATGAATTGCGACTTTCTGACCATTATCTGCCTGACACGATGGAACGGGCACATAGTCGCAGTCAATACGGGACCAGATGGGACGATGAAATTGTTTTGGGAGGCACGGAATCGCCTGATCATATAATTGATAATATAAAGAAATTATATTTAGAAACGAAATGAGTGAATTTCCCGGCATTACAGCTTCAACGGCCAGTACAGGGTTATTCCTGAGGGACGCCCTTGAATGGTCACGCCGTGTCATGCAGGGGAAACTGAACAATACCGCCCTCTGGACTCTGGCGGCGGATGCGGGAACCACGACATTCACGGACGACAGGATAGGACTGGAGACAGCCTTACACTGGAGTCCAACTACGGTAAACGCCGCTGCAATAGTGGCGAGCATGTACGTTTCGGAAACAAGCAGAAAGAATGGTGAAGTGACAATCTCACATACCAATAATTCCAACACGGACAAGATATTCAGGATCACGTTTCATGGCTGAGCCTCTTCCACATCGACTCCCCGCAGGCGGTCTGCTTCCAGGGCGGTATAGTTATTTTTCGGCACCACCTTGGTTTATGGACACCGATGACCAACGCCGTGGCGGCACCGGCGCGTATTTTGAACTTGATCATTCTATCTATGATAATCCTGGAGGATGGGCCGCTTCTACTTTTGCCCCGGATGTAAGGGATTTTATTGAAACGGAAAACAGGAATGTTTCCTTTGCTCCTTATTCGGATCACCCTACAACAGTGACCGCGAGAAATCTGCCAGTTGGGGCTTTTGGCAGGGGAAAAGACAGCACCTATGGTGAGATAATACAGACCCCAGATGTGGCATATTTTACACAGTCAAGACCTGAGCTACCATCACCAGTAGCAGAAGACAAGCCCCTGGTATCAGGTGAGCAAAGGTCTACTTTCCCCATACCGACAACCCAATGGTTTAACCCAGATACAGAGGAGGTTGTAGACATAGGACAAGGGGGACCGCAGTATTTCAGCGGCTTATCTACAGCCAGGCCAAAGCCGGAAGGCTTCCTTGGCAAGGTGGGCGATTTCTTCACCAGACCAGGCAGAGATATAAGAGATATGACCCAGGTTCCTGTTATGGGTTCCGGTGTGGCAGCGGCAGCGAGGGGCATTCTTCCGTTTGCCATACCTGGCGCGGGGTTACTGAGTTTAATTGCCGGGGCGTTAGGCGGAGGTGATGAGACGCCGTTTCAGTACGAAGGCAAACAGGTGACTGATATTGGAATCGGACCAAACCAGACCTGGCTTGGCGCAGCCGACAGATACGGAAAAGACGGAAGATTTATCGAGGGCGCAAAGGGCGGCGGATATTATATGTACAACGACAAAATAGACATGAGCAAGCTGGGCGGCGGACGTGAAAAGGATGACAGGGGAAATATTATCGGACGCGATATAACCGTTCATACTGATGAGGGTCCGATAGCTGCGACTTACAGGGTAGACGACACGGGCGCCGCGTCAATTACAAGTGAGGGATTCGGCGCACCCGGCGTGGACTACGGTGATATTTACTATGGCGGGGCTGATTACGAGGGACTTGATACTGGATCAGACGAGCAGTGGGACGCCTATTGGGGGGATTGGTAATAACGCAACTCTGGGGAGTTACGGGGTCGGAGATAGACGACGTTTGGCCCAGTGTCGAACCTTTTATCCAGAGGGTTGTGGATAAGGGTTCGGACAAGACCGCAAAGGAAGTCTTTAAAGGATTGAAGGACCGGCGCTATCAACTCTGGGTAGCGTGGGACCAGGAGATAAGGGCCTGCTGTATCACGGAGACGATACACTACGAACCCGACGGACTTCTGTGTTCAATCCTCATGTGTGCCGGTGATAATTTAAGACGCTGGATTAAGCACATCAGGACAATCGAGGAATGGGCGGAGTCAAAAGGCTGTTTCGCTATCGAATTGGTGGGGCGAAAGGGCTGGGAGAAAATCCTTGAATATAAGGTAACGGGACACGATGGAAACGAACTGATAATGAGAAAGATGTTAAAATGAAAAGCTCAAGACCGCAACAGACAGGAACGCAGGTAGTTACCCAGACGAATGACCCGTGGAGTGGACAACAGCCATTCCTTGAGACGGGATTCCAGAGGGCGCAGACGGATGTTCTGGAAAAGCCCGAAACATTCTTTCCTGGGTCTACAGTGGTTCCCTTCGATCCTGTCACAACAGAGGCTCTGGGTTCAATCGAAAGCAGGGCGAGAGCCGGTTCCCCTCTTGTCCCGACAGCGCAGGAAGCTATAAGGAGTGCGGCAAGCGGAGAGTTACTGGAGCAGAACCCGTTTTTAAGCCAGACCAACCCCTATCTTCAGGATGCTATCGACGCGGCGACCCAGGGGATTACGAGAAATTACCAAGGCACAGTAATCCCTGCAATTGATGCGGCATTCTCAAGCCGTGGAAGATATGGCAGCGGACTGCAGGCTGAGGCTATAGATAGGGCGCAGGAGAACCTTGCCGACCAGTTGAGTGATGTTGGAACTCAGATGGCCTTTGGTGATTATGGTCTCCAGAGACAGGCGTATGATACCGAAAGAGCCAGACAGATGGCGGCGGCTTCAGCGGCTCCAGGCCTGGCGGCACAGGATTACGTTGATCCCGGACAGCTTCTCTCCGTAGGCGCGGCAAGGGAAGGCCAGGCGGCGTCCCAGTTACAGGAGGATATTAACAGGTTTAACCTGGAACAGAACGCTGAGAAGAAAGCCCTTGCTGATTATATGGCGCTCGTCGCCGGGGGGCAGTACGGCGGAACGTCTTCAACCTCGACCCCGATATATCAGGATACTTCAAGCAATGTCCTGGGGAATATCGCGCAGCTTGCGGGGGTAGGCGGGTCACTGTTCGGCGGCATGGGGCCGTTCGGTGCGTTTGGCGCATTCGGATAGGGGATAGATCATGGCTAAAGTAGTTCCACAGAACCCCATGAACGCCTATTTTACGCAAATTACAGATCCGCGCTATAGACAGGCAATGCAGCAACAGAACCTGTTTTCCAATCTGCTTAATTTCGGGGCGCAAATGAGCGCGGCTGGAGCGCCGTCTTTTGATCCAGGTTATGCCGCAAGAACCCGTGCCGGTGCTTTGGCTGGTTTAGGACAAGGCTTAATGTCGGGCAATCAGGCTCACCAGAACCAGCTTATACAGGCCATCAAGTTAAAGCAGTTAATGAGAAAGAACGAAATAGCGCAGAAGAAAGCGCAGCGGGAAGAAGACAGGCCATTTGGTAAGGGGAATTTAGGTTCAGCAATGGCGATAGTGGCGAAAGGTAATGAGAAAAACTCTGATGGCACTTGGAAGAATCCTGACCTTCGTAGTAGTTCATTATTTGAAATGGCTGTAAGTCAAACAAGTCAGCCTCGCACTATCAGAACTGAACAAGGATTAGTTACTTACCCAGCAATTACGACTCCAGCGGGGCAACCATATATACAGCGACAAGGCCAAGTTAGGCCAGATGTTACACGCCCAGAACCAACAATTACAGCGCAAACAGCAGAGCAAAAACTTGATCTGACTCCAGCGCAAAAAGCGATAGATTCAGCTTTCGGCGAACAATACAGCGAGCAAATAGTCGGCGGGGGACAGGCTGATTTTGACGCGAATGTGGATAAGCTGGAATCGGTATTAGGCAAACTTAAAACAAGTGATTCCTTTACTGGCCCATTTATCGGTTCACTTCCTCAAGGCATTAAAGAAGTCACCCATCCAGAAGCGGCAGGGGCGCAGGAACTTGTCGAGGAAGTAGTACAAAGAAACCTAAGAATAATTTTGGGCGCACAATTTACGGAGAAAGAAGGCGAAAGATTAATTAAACGTGCATACAACCCAAGGCTTGAAGAGCCTCAAAATATAGAGCGTTTGAAACGGTTAATTACCTCAATGAAAAAAGCCCGTGAAGCTCAAATGACTGCAAACGAGTATTTCCAGAAAAACGGAACTTTAAAAGGATACGAGGGGACTAAAGTATTTAGTCTTGAATCCATCGAGCGTGACGCTGGGTTAAGCCCTGGTGAATCTGATGAGGAAATAGGCCCGCCGCCAAAAGGCGTGACGTTAGAGGAATGGCGAGCAATGACCCCAGAAAAAAGAAAGTTATTTTAATGACCCCAGCGCAAGAACAAGCCATAGCAGAGGCCAGAGAAAAAATAGCAAAAGAAGCGGCACCTGAAGAAACCGACACGCAAGCGAAAAAGAACGTGGCGGGGGAAATAGACCGCACATTATGGGATGATATTGTAGGGGCGGCTGGGAAAGTGGCCTCTGGTGCGACGTTCGGCTACGCAGAAGAGTTAAGGGCATTAGTAAGGTCACGTTTGCCAGAGATCTACGGCGACAAGACTTACGAGGAGCATCTGGCCGAAGCTCGCGGAGCCCTGGAAGAGTTCGGGGAAGCTCATCCCAAGACAGCGTTTGGACTCGAGCTTGCCGGTGGTGCTGGTACTGGCGGTCTGGGTGCCGCTAAAGTTTTAGGAATGAAAGCAATACAGGCCGCTCCCAAGCTAACTCAATATGCAACTATGGGCGGTCTGGGCGCTGGTCAGGGTGCCGTGGCCGGGAGCGGATACGCAACGGAAGGTGAAAGATTAAAGGGTGCCGGGATAGGTGCGGCTATTGGCGGTCCTCTGGGTATGGCAATCCCTGCGGCTATCGGAGGTGTGTCAAGACTAGCCATGCCCAAGTCGAGTGCGGGGGGTTCAGCACAAAAATTAATACAGGAAGGAATCAGTCTAACGCCTGGACAGAGAATGGGTGGTGTAACTCAAAGCCTGGAGGATTTTGCGACAAGTCTCCCGGTAGTCGGGACTGCGGTCAAGGGCGCTCAGAGAAGAGGTATTGATGATTTTAACCGTGCAGCTATCAACAGGGTATTAAGTCCGATAGGGCAAAAACTCGACGATAATACTCCCGTAGGCAGAACGGGCATAGATGAAATGCTGACAAAATTATCAGGTGCCTATGATGAACTTCTGCCAAACGTAAGATTTCAGGCAGACCTTAGATTCAGAAGTGAAATATCTGAATTGGCAGATATGGCAAAATCAATGGAAAAAGGAAAGTTTTTCAAGAAATATCTTGATGATAAAGTAATAAAGAAACTGGGTGCCAACGGTGAAATGAGGGGAGAATCATTCAAAAAAGTAGAGTCCGAGCTTACCAAAAAGATCAGAAGTTATAATAAGCCACAGGCAAGCGGGGCCGATACCGAACTTAGAGATGCCTTAATTCAGACAAGGCGTTTATTAAGAGAGGGGCTGGAAAGATCCCCTCATAACACTCCTGAACAGGGGCAGTTTTTACAGAAGATAAACAAGGCATGGGCAAGAAGCCAGATAGTGGAGGACGCTGCTGGAAGCCCTTCTGCGACTGTGAAAACAAGCCCGAGAATGTTTGGAACGGAGGAGGATATTTCAGGCGTCTTTACGGCAAGCGATTTAAACAGGGCTGTCAGACGGGCAGCGGGGAGAAGAAAATTTGCGAGAGGTAAGGGAGAAATGCAGGACCTGTCCGACCCCGCTACGCAAAGGCTGTCACAAACCATAGGCGAGTCTGGAACAACGCCGAGAGCTTTGGCGGCTCTGGGATTATTAGGTGGGGGCGCTCAAATGATTGATCCCGTTGCTGCTGGATTAACAGGCCTGGCAGGGTTGGGTTATACAAGACCAGGGCAAGCGGCTTTAAACTGGGCATTAAGTCGAGGTGCAAACCCGCAATTTGCTCCCAGGGTTGCAAGGGGTATTCGAGGATTACAGGCTCCAGGTATCGGCGCTGGGGCTACATACGGAGGTACAAGATAATGGCCGAAATTAATGATCTCAATGTAACAGACGCCTCTAACACGGCTCGATTTCCTGAGAATCAGGCCCCAAGCACGGTCAATAATGGGGCCAGGGCATTAGAAGGAATGCTTGCAAGGTTCTACGCGGATAATAATGGATCAATATCCACCTCAGGTTCCTCCAATACTTATGTTCTGGCCGCAAGTAGAGTGGTCGCTGCCTATGCCGCCGGGGATACATATCTGGTCAAGTTTAACCATGCGAACACGGGCGCTGCGACGATCAATGTGGATGGCCTTGGAGCCAAGGCAATAAAGAAAAATCAGGGAACGGCTCTGGCGTCGGGGGATATTCCAGCCAATGCCATTGGCCTGATTTCCTATGATGGGACAAACTTTCAGTTGCTTACACCAATTCAGGGTTCCGGGATTTCAAACGTCGTCGAGGATACCACTCCCCAGCTTGGCGGCCAGCTGGACGTCAACGGACAGGCTTTAGGCGACGGCACTCTGGAATTACTGAAATTCTCTGAAACGGGTTCGGCGGTGAACGAGTTCACCATAGCCAACGCCGCAACAGGAGCGGGTCCAACCCTTTCAGCAACGGGCGGCGATGCAAACGTGGGCATAAACATTTCAGCCAAAGGCAGCGGCGTGGTCACTGTTTCTGGATCAATGAACCCATCCCTTACCTCAACAGGCAAGGCGTTGGTGCTTGGCTTTTAACAGGAGTAAATTATGGCAAGTGAAATTCTAAGCGTATCCCATACGGCGGGGGTTACAAATTCCGAGAGCGTTCTGCTCAATGGCGTCAACGGTCACACCTACACAATCATCAGTATCAGTGTATGTGAGACGGCTGGTGCTGCAGAGACATTCGATCTTTATATTGACGATGGCGGCGGAGGGACTGACTACGAAATTCTTTCAGATCAAGCCCTCGGAGCCAATGAGACCTACATTCATAATGACCGTATTGTCATTGTAGACGAGGATCACCTGTGCGCTGCAACGGCCTCTTCGGCCAATGTTGACGTGGTGGTCAGCTATCTGGATCAAACTCGATGAGCGGGGTAATTTCAGATAACCTGGGTCGGTCGTCAGGTCTGGTGAAAGCGGCTGGGGGTGGCGGTGCATGGAATCTAATCGGCACGTCGGAAGCTTCAAATTCCGCAAGTCTTACAGTTACAGGCTTAGATTCCACTTATGACACCTACGCCGTTACTTTCTCAGACATGCATCCAGCCAGCGATGGCGTGCATCCATATCTCCGTTTAGGTGATTCAAGTGGTGTAGACAGTGGGGCTAGTGACTATGCTTGGAGCGGATCAGAGAACGTGACTGACGATTCTGTCGAAACATATGGGGAAGATATTTCCGACAGTGAAATACACATGAACAGAAACAACAATACTATCGGAACAGCAGCGGGTGAAGGGTATGGCGCTATAGCATACATCCATAATCCAGGAGATGGGGTTGTATTTCCGATGGTCACAGGGCAATTCATTGGATTTAATACTGGCGGCGTAGCATGGCAGGGCAGTTTTGGGGGTGCTCGTTTATCAGTTATTACCGTGGATCGCGTCAACTTTTCATTCTCATCTGGAAATGTAGCAACAGGACGCATGACAGTCTGGGGATTAGCACATGCTTAAATGTTTAAGAGGAGACAGTTAAATGGCTCGACACCACATGGTCGATGGCATGAAGGTTATGTTCACAGCAGAAGAAGAGACTGCGCGTGACGCTGAAGAGGCTGCCTGGGCAGGGGGTGCTGACGACAGAAAAAAGAATGGTTTGAGGGTATTACGCATTCCCCTGTTGGAGGAAGCGGATCATGCAATTTTTAAACTTGAAGATGCCGGTTCAGATACCTCAGACTGGAAGACCTATAGACAGGCTCTACGGGATATAACCGCTGGTGATTTGGACAATCCAAGTTGGCCGAGCAAGCCGTAATGCATGGAACTGATTACAACGCACTGGCACCAGATTGTTTTCATAATCGGCCTGATTGTCGTGGCCGTAAAATTAAACGCACAAGTTAAGGAAATCCAGAAAGACCTTGATAACATTCAAAAAAGAGACACCTACGTCGAAACCGTAAAGCTCCGCGCAGAGGTCGATCAAATTTCAAGTCAGGTTGGTGCGCTCTGGGACTACACCAACAAACTTCGCGATAAATTCAACGGACATAAATAAATGAACAGAACCGCACTGGATCTCAGCGTGGGCGCTGGAGCTATTTCTATCCCCTGGTGGATGCAATTAACCGCCGGGCTTGAATTGTTTATTGCTGTTGGCGGAGCGATATTAATCTGTCTTCGTCTAGCAGTTGCGGGCAGGGAATGGTGGAAACGGTGATGTGGTACAGCGTGGTTATTTTTACTGCAATGGGTCTGCCGATGGTACAGATAGATGACCAGCGTGGCCCCTATCCTCACCTCCCCCTGTGCTACCAGCGCGGGTCGGTGATGATTAATGACGTCATAACTTCCGGTAAATTCCCACCCGTGATTCATGCACAGGCGCTTTGTATCGACAAGAAAAAAGAGGTTCCGGGTAAGGACGCCTGAATGACTTCGCGTAAAGTCTACACTGCGGATCACCCGGATGTAATTCGTGCAAAACAGATTTTTCTTGATACCGGGTCAAAGGCAGAGGTGGGTCGCCAGATGGAAATTTCAGCCAGCAAGGCGGTGCGCCTTCTTGAGGCGTCAAAAACAGAACCCGTCATTGAACTTCCGACCTTTCCTGACGACGACATTCCCGCCGAAGAAATCCTTGACAGCCTTGAAAAGCGTTTCGATCAAAAGCTGAAGCGTGAGGAGGCGATCAAGTGGTTTCAGGTCAAGGTCAACGATCCCAAACCTACGGGATGGGTATTCGTAGGAGACCCGCACCTGGGGTCGAATTGTCACATCAGTTTATTGCGCGATGATGTCAGGATTATGGCTGAGACCGAAGGCATACACTGCATAAATTTAGGCGACACGGTGGACGGGTGGGGGGGATATTTGACGAAATTGTACGCCGAGGAGGATGTTTCAAGAAATACGGAACAACGCCTGGCGAAGTGGTTTTTACAGGACGCCGGGATTCCTTGGAGGGTTTTTTTGATAGGGAATCACGACACGATGGGAGACTTCTCGACCTATCTAAAAGCCATCAATGCCGACAAAATCCCCATGATAGACTGGCAGGCCAAGTTTCGTCTGGTGTTCCAAAACGGCTCAGAAGTCAGAATTAACGCGGCACATAATCACAAAGGAACCTCGATTTATAACCCTCTTCATGGACAGAAACGCGCAGCCCTGTGGGAAGAAAATGCGGATATTTACGTTGCCGGACATCATCATAACTGGGCAATCCAACAGGAAGAATTAAGCGATGGGCGCGTAGTAATTTTAGCGCGAAGCAGAGGTTATAAGTGGCTCGACACATTCGCACAAAGACACCAATTCCCAAGCCTGCAATACGGCGCTTCCATCATCTTTGTTGTAGATCCTGCGGAGGAAGTTCCTACGAGACGTTTGAAAGCATTCGCCGACTTAAAGGAAGGAGCGGAGTATCTGACATGGCTGAGAAACAAATAGGGTCAATCACCGTAATCCCTGAAAAGCGGGCAGGGGATTATACCGGGCTTGGCCAGTTTATTCTGGATTACGGCGGGAAAGTTACTGTTGCGCCGATTACGCACAGGAATCTGACAAATTTATTAAAGGATACATACCTCTGTCTAAAGAAAATCGAGACCCTTGAAGTCGCGGATCAATTTCACAAATAGGTGAATTATGCTTACTTTACTTGGTAGTGTATTGGGGTTTGTCACTTCGACTGGCCCCGGCATATTCAAGCAGATAATGGACAGTCGCCAGGATGCTAAAGATAAAGAACACGAATTAAAATTACTAGCCCAATCAGCTTCCGATAGACGCGACGAGGCTGTAATTACAAGCGCCGGGGATGCAAACGTCGCCGTCCAGGAGAGTACGCAGGAGCTAACAAAAAGAGGTTCACTCTGGACGGTAAATCTCGCGGCGTCAGTAAGGCCGATTATTACCT